CTGCAGGCATTTCCACATGTTACGGAACTTGGACACGCCTGATTTTCCAAGTTGATATACCATTTCAGTTAATGTATGTTGAGCTAAAATAGGCAAATCAGTTACACCATGTTCTTCCATAAGTTGCCTTGCTTGACCTATCGCTTTTTGTAAATCTTTATCAAATACTTCTTGTAATTCTTCTTTTGTGTATGTTTTACCATCTTCAAAATTATCTTCGTGTACTACTTTATGACCCCACCCTATTGTGCGAAATCCTTCCGTGTCTATGTACACGTGATCTCTGAAGCCTTCGGATAGTTTTACGGAACCTGCTAATTCGTCGTATGTCACTTAGTAAGACCCTTTGCCTTTTCGAAGGTGCGAAGGCCAGATACGCCGAGCATTGAAGTGACAATTGCTAGAAGAGGCCCAGTTTCTATGGAAGGTGGAACAATATCTATACCTGAAAATTTTGCATACCATTCAATACAGGGAGATAAAATAAAAGCGAAGAATAGCGCCAGTGCTCCGCACCAGCCAATCGCTGGTCGCCACCCAGCAACGAATACGCTACGATGGGTGGCTTCCTTTGCATTAACATCTAATTGCTTTTCCGCAAGCTTTTGTTGAATGCGTTGCATCAATATTTTTTTATCTAATTTTTCTTCCTCTGATGTATGAATCTCATCGACAACTTTTGCGATAGTTTTTAAGGCTCCGCCTTTACCGCCTAATAGTCCTCCGAGAGCTTGTAGCACTATGCTGCCCCGCCTGTCATCCAGCTTAATATCCAAATAACTACGATCGCTACAATAGCGGCCTTGATCCAATCTTTCATCTGCCAGTCACTCCACTCTTTAATGTGTGACCATAGATCTTTTAGTAAGTTCATAGAACCTCCTTTGTTAAAATGAGGATTATACTATTTTACGCCTTTAAATACTACCTTTTTAATCTGCGCATTGCTTGTCTGACCTTTTGGACCTGCACCTTTGTTGTTTTTTACAACAAAAGCAGGGAAAGTCATCGCTGCATCCGATCCAACTTTCATACTTGGAAAAGGATTTTTTGCATTTACAGTAGTCATTTTTGCATTTTTAAATTTCATTAGAAACCTCTCTTTGCTGCACCGAAGCCACGTTTTGCAGCACGGATAATTTTTTTCTTATTCACTGAACCACCCTTTTTAAAAACTCCTCTACCTTTTAAAACATCTGCTTTTGTAACTTTACCATCACCTGTTAAATCTGGAAAGCCACCATCTTTCATTTTAACTACTTTACCACCCCTAGCAAAATTACCTTTACCACCTTTACCTGGATTAACTGTTTTCTTAGGTTTTTTAGGTTTCTTTTTTATTGTAACTTCAATTGGGTTCTCTTGTTCGTATTCTAATTTAGCTACTCTTGCCTGACTCTCTTCTCTTTGTTTGTCAGTAGTATTTTTTGAATGCTTTTTATATTCTTCTTTGGTCATTGTAGTCATGATTAATGTATAGTTGGTTTTATAAGATTTATCAAGTCTCTTACGTTATGATGTAAAATATTATTATGTTCATCTTCCGTAAGATTATTGTGATATAACATTTTAGCAACAGCCATCATTGCACCTGCCATTAAAATTTGATCTTCTTGTGATTTCGTAGACGAATCAACAATTGTCATTAGTCCATTAAAATAATCTTCTAATATTTGTGTTGGAGTATCCATACATTATAGTTAAGGTTATTCACTTAACTTTGCAAGTGATATTCCCTCTCTGATAGTTGCATGTTTATCTGCATTATCTATCTTTTCTTGATTTTGAGCTGCACTTACAGCAAATTTTTGTTCTTCTAAACCTTGTTTCTCTCCATCTTTTTGTGCACGAAGTTCTAATTCTTCTGCACGGAGCCCTAACTCTTCTTTTTTAAGTGTAACAAGTGGGTCTTGTTGCATACCTTCTAAATATTCTTGTTCTTCTGCTACCATTTCATTAGTTAACTCTGCAATTCTTACAGAAACTTGTTTCGCTGTCTCTATTTCAAATTGTTGTTGCAGTTCTGGTGGTATTTGACCCCCATATTCCTGTGTTAACTGTTGAATTTCTGCTTGATTTTGTGCCATAACCTCTTCTTTTGCCTGTTCACTAATGTGATTAGAGATATGAGCTTGAATTAAAGACAGTACAGGAGGTGAATTCTTTACCAAATATGTCGACATGAAGGCACGATGTGCATCTATGTGAGAAACATGGTCTTGTTGTGGAAATGCTTGAGCAGGTTTTTGTAATAACATCACTGAATTCTCCATAGCAGCATCTATTGGCTGTGGTTGTGGAGGAGGAGGTAATATTTGATCAATTTGTTGCACCCCCATTGCTTGATACATACGTCTATATGCTTCATATTGGTTATGAATCTGTGGATTTGACTGTGCTAATTGTAATTGTGTTTGTGCCAACGTAATACGTTGGGACATAGAAAAGATTGTTGGATCTGAAATAGGTATAATATCTACCCTTTCATCAAAATCAGTTTGTTTGATTTGTCTGTTGCCTCCAGCTACCATGTATGGATATTCTGGTGGTAGGAATTCAGCTATAATTCTTGCTAAAATTCTAAATTCTTTTTTCTGTGCATAGTGTAATCGTTTATGAATTGCACTCATGACCTTAGAACCTTGTTCTAATAACGCCATTGTTGTACCAACAGGATTTGCTTGTGAGCCTTCTCCTATTTTTCCATCAGCTACTGCAGCAAACTTTCTGCCAGCATCAACACAAAAACCTAATAAGGCGAATAATGTTTGATCGGGTCCTTTATAAGGAAGAGGTAGTAATCCATTTCGTAAGTCACCGCTTGGTGCATCAACGTCTCTAAATTCTCCTGGTTGAATTGGACTATCGTCGTCTTTAATTCGAAGACCTCTTGCTTTAAAACCTGCGGGTAAATTCGATAATGTACCAGCATCAATGAGTTGACGCAAAACGGACGTGGCCGTCCTACTGAGTCCGCCAAGCATATGGATAAGACCAAAACCATAAAAGCCAAGACCTGGTAAAAATTTATAATGAACAAAATATTCTGTTTTCTTTTTAGTAGGATCGTCTTCTCTGTAGTTACGATAGACGGATAAAATTTTTCCTGATCCTTCATCAATGGTAACAACATAGGGAATCTTTATACCTGTAGGTTCTCCTGATTCCTCGTCTCTATCTTCGAAACCTTCTATGTCCAAATCACAATGCACTTCTAATAAAGTATAGTTATCTGTATTGTTTGGTTTTCTCTCGCCTTGAATACTATTATATTTTTCTTGAACGGCAGTTTCTTCTTCATAAGGATCTTCTAATTCAATATCTCTGTAAAGACCTGCGTATTGAGCTTTACGAATATCGTTCTTTGACATTTTTACAATATGTGTAACTCTCTCTGTTGTATCTAAATCAGTAGATAAATATGGTACAACTAAATCTTCTGCGGGAACAAACTTTGCGACTGGTCTTGCCAAGTCAGCATCGTAATATATTTTTTTAAAACTTGAACCTGCTAATGGTAAATAAAATAACATTTGATCCATGTCAGGATCGTAGTCTTCCATTTGATCCGTGATCATATAATTCATATAATCTTTAACTCGTTGTGATTGTGCTTCTACTTCTGCATTGACATCACCAACGATATTACATTTTACAGGACCACCTGCTGGTAATAATTCTTTATAAGCTTGTGCTTGAAACTGCGTAACACTCTCAGCCAGTAGTGGGTGTGTAACTCCACTTGCACCTTGAAATGGCTGTGAGCGTTCGTTGTATTTAAACCCTAAGAGGTCTAAACCTTTTGTGTACGAGTCGATCCAATCCGAACGTGACTCTTTATCATCTTCATATTGTTGTCTTAACTCACTTGATAGATTGTTGAGCTCGTCATCATCTATAGATTCTGCTAAGTTTGATGAAAAGTCAACAGTAATTTCTTCTTCAACATTTCCAACGATTGCCCCACCGTCTTCTGTAGGCGTGATTTCTGCCCCAATATCCTCGACTAATGAAACATCAAGAGGTGATTCATTTTCTATTATAGCTTCACCTGCAATAATTGGTTTTTCTACTGCCATTACTTAATTACCTTACCATATCCTCTTTTAGCTGCGCCACCTGATGCAAACTTTTTAATCATGCCACCACGTTTAGCTGTAACAACTTTTTTAGGTTTAGATTTTTTCTTAGTGTATTGATCTGTTAAACCAGGGTCATAATCTTTTAAAATACCCTTTAATTCTTTTAAATCCATTTCTTGTAATTGTTCTAATTGATCATCATCCCATGAACCACTATCTAGTTCAATCTGTTTAATTGCATTAATAATACTTTTTTTACCCATTACTTAATTACCTTACCATATCCTCTTTTAGCTGCACCGCCAGAAGCAAATTTTTTAATAGCTCCACCTTTAGCTTTCATTCTCACTCCTAACTCTAATTCTATTTCTTTAAATGACATATCATCCATAATTTGTTTTGTATAATCACTTGCCATAGAAGGTTCACCTGGATATTTCTTGTTTGCCAGTTTTCTAGCCGCTCCTATTTTATTAGTATAACCTAATCCTTTAGGTGTATAAGTCTTATCACTTTCAAATTTTCCCATTATCTCCTCACGTAATTAAAGTTTTCTTTTGTTTTTTCTGTAACATAGCAGAAAATCCTCTAGGTTGCACGAATTTATAATAACTTGCTTTAGGATTTTTAAAAGACGCTTCCGTCTTCTCTTGCTTGGTCTTTTTCTTTTTAGGGCCTTTGACCGTGAATCCTTTTTTGAAACTCATTAGTAATATTCCCTCTGCGAAGGTAGTTGCTGTAACATCGGTGGATCCTCATAATCTTCTGGATGCACGGCTAATCCGACTTGACGATAACGCATTAACGCTTGTGTCATGCTATCAACCAAATCGTCATGATCACCATAAGGGAAAGCAGCGCATTCTTCAATCAATTCTTCTGCCCATTTCTCTTTTGGTGCCCATACTTGTCCTGCTTCAAATAGTGGTGAAACAGAGTTAACACGGACATGCTTATCATTTCCTTTGCTCGGTGTAAAGTTGACAACAGGTATACCCACGCGTCTCAACTCTTGGGTCAAGGGTGTTCCACTAGCTTTCTGCTCGATGATAATTGTCTCTGGCTCCCAGTAGTTATATTCTTCCATGGCAATACGTTTTAAATCCGGGAAGTCCCACCTCCCTTTTTTCATGTCTAATAGAATTACATTGGGTGTTATATCATTATATAAAAATACACCCCACGTTGTAATGGCTGAGTAATCGGCTGTTTCTTTTTTACTGAAGGCTGTGTCATAACTTTGTATGATATGGTTGATTTTAGGGAGCTCACTCTTTTCCCAAATCTTCCACCACTCTCTTTTGATAATGGAACCTTCTTCTGATGTTGGATTCTGTTGCCACTGTGCATTCCATTTAGCCACGGATAATGATGCTTTAACCGACTCTAATTCTTCCAACTTCCAATATTGTGGCCAAATAGGTTTATTCTCCAAGATGGCAGGAAACTCCACCACGTCCCACTGATCTGCTTTTACATCCCCTTGGGTCTTCATTAATTGACCTGTCAAATCTTTTGTCGACCAACGTGTCATAACAATAACAATCTTACCACCTGGCTGTAAACGCTGTCGAGGGCCAGAAGTATACCAATCGTAAGCAGACTCCATAGCAGTTTCGCTAAGTGCGTCTTGCTCAGAATGAGGGTCATCAATAATAAGTAAATC